TGGCATTGCTGCCGATAGCCTAGTTAGGAATTGCACCCGACGGAACGCTTGACGTTTAGGCTTGGAAAACTTCAATTGAATTGCATTTCTGAAGATCATCAGAGACAACTCCAATATTAAATACTTTTCCTACATAATAATCAATGGCTTCTTGGACAGTCCCGCTAAACCGTGTTGTTATGCTATCGCCGTTAGAGTAATTTACTTTAATCGTCATGGTAATTACCTCGCTTTCATAATTAACTTGTTTGTGTGGTTCGTATTGCTTACCTTTATCTTATGTACTTATTATACTACGTATAGCGTCATATGTCAATACTTTTTCGAAATATTTTTACGTTATTTGTACTTTCATTTTTCGCATTTGACAAAAATACTACGAATAGAGTATAATATAAACATTAAAATTTGGAGGGAATTATGCTGAAAAGTAACCTTAGAGTATTGCTTGCCCAGAATGATATGACACAAACAAAACTGTCAGAGTTAACTGGAATAAGGCCAGGTACCATAACCAATATTGTGAATAACAACATAAAGCAAATACCTGTTGATGCTGCCTGTAAAATATGTGAATTGTTTAATTGCGACATAGGTGACATATGGCACTACGTGAGGAATGAAGATTGACATTGTACCGGCTGAAAAGATGAATGAAGAATGATTGAGTTGGGTGTGTCCTGGCTGTGGGTTGATATGTGATCAGGAATGTGATTATAAGTGAATGATCGTTTAGTCATGTTGGTGAATGACGGTCAGAATGTGTGCGTATATCAAGGACAAATCGCTAGGTATGTGTGTATTTTAAAGACATATTTATGTGGATAACTTATGATATATTGTGGATATCTATGTGGATAAGTATGTATTATTGTGTGGATAACTTTATTGTGGATATGTTGATAAGTGGGTTAAATGTGGATAAATAGGCATTGATGAATAAGTGATGATTGCTTTATATAATTTTTAGTTATGTTATTGCTTTACTTCATAATTTATGGTTATGTAAGGTTTTCGTTGTATATAAAACATTTTCGTTGTAATTACAACATTTTTATTTTTACTGAGTGAGCACTCATTGAAAATCGAACTTATAATTGTGTACACAATTCAATTATGACTTGATCCCACCCATGCCTATTTTTGTTGTTTTTACAACGTAATTGACATTACATCACCGGCAGCCAGGTTCATAAACACCTATAATTTAATTGGTAATCTGTACATTTACCAACTAAATACACCATAATAGTGTAGTATTATGGTACTTTCATAGACCCGGGGTATGTTTACATTTTCAAAATGGTTTCTAAATCTCCAAAAGCCCTCATCTATTCCACTCACACAAAATGTTAATTTTTACATCACAATTGTATATTTTCCACACACAATTAACCAAATCACTTCGGTAACATGTTCGACGCATACTCATAAAACCCTTATAAATTAAGCCTTTTAAATTGTCAGACAATTTATTTCAATCTAAAATCTTCAAAAATCATCCTCCAAAACCCCATTAAACCCTTATAAAATAAGCACTTTCTCGAACAATCCTCGGTTTTACCAAAATCAACACTTCTGATCTCCTATCTCCCACTCTCTCAAATCCTACATATCCCAAGTAAATCAATACTTATTCTATATTTTAGCAACACAAAATTACCCTCATGTCGAAGTAGCTAAATTTTACCTATATATAATTCGCATCTAAATAGTATTAAACTGTCAGATAATTCACTTTTACATATTTATCTTTTTACAATCACACTCAATCCCAGTACGTAAAAAATAAAATTATCCTTATCATAACGGAGAATATATCATAGACGCACATATTTTCAATTTATCAAATCATAATAGATGAAAAGGGAGGATTTATAATGAATCAAAAAGACACCTATGATATAATAGTAGAAAATCTCACGAAAGAATGGGAACTTTCTATGAATAATCAAATACCACAAGAAAAATGGGAAATACCCGTATATTCAAAGTCTGAAATAAATAAAGCTGGTAGTACAGTTGCAAATCCTAATATATTTCCAGAGGAAAGACACGCTGCTTTAGAAGTACTCAACAACTGGAGATCATCACACGCATATCCTCTCCAAGTTATATCCAGTAATTTAAGACGTACTAACCCAAACGCAATTGTTGTTCAACGATTGAAAAGACTTGAATCAATTATTGGTAAGCTTGAAAGATTTCCAGAAATGAATCTATATAGAATGCAGGATCTTGGTGGTTGTCGGGTAATAGTAGATAATATTGACCAGGTATACGAAGCCTTGAATAGATATAAAAATTCTCGTATACGCCATATCCTCAAACGAGAAAATGACTATATTAAGAACCCAAAAACATCAGGATACCGTTCATATCACATAGTATATCAATTTCAGAGTGATACAAAAGAAACGTACAATAAGAATATGCTCATAGAAGTACAGTTTCGGACGAAATTGCAACATATGTGGGCAACGGCAGTAGAGATGATGGGAATATATACGAAATCTCAACTAAAGGCCAGTATTGGAAACAAGGATATATTAAGATTTTTTGTATTGGTATCTTCAGTGTTTTGCACAATGGAAAACATGCCAGTAGTACCAAATACATCAGATGATCTTTATGAACTAATAAAAGAAATTAAAGATATAGACGAAAAACATAACATTGTGTCAAGACTAAGCGCATTATCCGTTGCCATTAATCATGTAAATAAAAATGCAAATCTAAAAAGAAATGGATATTATGTTTTACAACTCAACTATGGTAAAAAATTATTAAAAGTAAATTCTTTCTCAAAAAGTCAAGTTGAACTTGCAACTAACGTTTACAACAAGATTGAAGGCTTAAACAATCCAGACTTAGATGTAGTATTGGTATCCGCCACATCATTTGATGCTTTAAAGGCCGCATATCCAAATTATTTTACTGATATATCCGGATTTGTTGATATGATGAGAAAAATTTCAAAATAGTGATAATAGGTAGGCGAATATGCTTACCTATTTTTTGTTTTTCCAAACCTCTATAGGAGAATTAATACTTGTAGCAATTGAACAGTAATTTATAATTTCCAACGAAAGGGGTAATACAAATGTCAAAATCTAATTTATCAATCATACCACAACAATTCTTATTTGAGAAACCAACACTCACCAACGGGAAAGGTGAAATCATCTCGCATGGACTAAATGTATCAATATCAATAGACGCATTCCAAGCTGACAAAAGTCAACTAAAAAATGACTTAACTGCTATTTTTGCAGAAGTCCTTGAATACTTTGATTAAAAAAATAATCCTAAACAAAAAACTGAAAAATAGATAGGTGAATATACTTATCTATTTTTTGTTTATACGAATTCTAAATACCACAAATTTAAAGTAATGAAACTCATCATTATATCCACATCATCTGAAACACATCAGAATCGTTTCTAAGCCATTTTACCCCGTACACGACAATTATATCATTAAGCACATTCAAAGCCTGTATACAGGCAAATTAGAACGTCATAATCATATGTCTATCTCATCATCATTGTGCAAATCTACTAAAAATCAAATGCAAACTTTGTATATAATTACCAGCCTAAATATTCGTCATATCTTATATTTCACATTGTTTAATCCTAAATCTTCTTATTTCATATGAAAATCCCTCTTATTACAATCTCTAACCACATGCTCATAGGGGGTGTACTTTACATCTAAGTAGAAAATTAAATATCACACCACTACTCCCATCATTATTACTGGCAATATATTTTCATCACTTTTATAAAACTCACATCGCAAATGGAGAAATAAATATTGGAAATTAAATTACAACATTTCAATATGCAAAGGAGCGATTTTATTATGAGCAAATTAAAACTTATCACAACAGAAAAATTTGGAGAGATTGAATGCAACTTCTATCGTAATAGAAATGATGAAATTTTACTTACGAGAGAACAGATTGGAACGGCATTAGAATATTCTAATCCACAAAAAGCAATTGATAACATCCACCGCAAGCACAAAAACAGATTAGATACACTATCAGTAACCCTCAAAGTGAGGGCAACTGATAACAAAGAATATGATACTGTTCTTTACTCGGAGAGAGGAATCATGGAATTGTGTAGATGGTCAAGACAACCGAAAGCAAATCAGTTTATGGATTGGGTATGGGATATTGTTGAGAAATACCGTAACAATGAACTGATCCCTAATATGAAACCAATAACAGATGCAATAACCACATTGGCTCAAACTATGACTACTCTCACTACGAATATAACTACCATGCAACAAGATATTCATGAGTTAAAGCAATCACAAAAGAATCGTTATTTATTAGAAAAGCGTTATCCATCAGCGTGGTACAAGAAAACAGCACCTAAATACAAACTATTACAGGAATACTTCGATTGTTCCAGGTCAGAATTATATTCCAATATATATAAGGAATTAGAGGATACATATGATGTGGACATTAATCAAATTCATGAAGATTACTGTTATGAGAATCATTTACTAAAAGATGAATGCTATCCCATGGACGCAATAGAACATGATTCCAGATTACGTGATGTTCTTACGTTGCTTATTGATTCTAGTCTTCTTAAATTTGGATTGCAAACTGAAGACGAAATTAAAAATTTCAAACGTAAAACACTTTTTGATAGAGAACCAGATATAACAGAGAATTAGTATATATCAACCACTACTATTTTACCAATGTCCAAATAAGGAGGATAACCATTATGAAGTTTTACATTAGAGAGCTGCCACAACAGCAATATCATTATCAATCGTCTGATCCATTACCAAAGAACATAACTCCAAAGCCAGGTGATACATATCATGACCACTGGTCTGATTACTACATTGATAAAGTTACATATGCCAAAGGTGGATTAATTGTATATGCCACTAGGACTGAATTACAGAAACGTAGAAGTGACACGTGTTACAGATAGAAGAAAATTTTATAAAGACAACTCAAAATTATAAACCAAACGAATAATAGAGGTCTTTCTTTATATTATTACAGTCTTTCTTTATAAAAGGGTGGCTGATTTTGACACCCACAGCAGCATATACTTTTGCTTATTTTTGAAAAGTATATGCTATCACAGCAACATATATGTCGTAAATGGATAACAGTAAAAAGGAGAATGAATCATGAGAAATATTAAAATCAGAAAACCAAAGCCAAGAAGAGAAATACCATATGAAAGTGAATCGTTGAAAGACGGATTATTTACTAAGGAAGAACTATTACGTTACGGGTTATCAGATGAGGAAGTATCTACAATCCTTGATTATCAGGCACTATTGCCGGTTTTACAAGAAGAAAATGAGAACTGGATTAGTGCAAAATTATTACATGCCCAGTTGAAAGTCGGCAAAGATTTTTCTGAATGGATAAAGAAACAAATTGATGATATGGACTTACAAGAGTCAATCGACTATAAATTTGATTCCCCTACAAAGGGGTTTCAAACTACACGAGGTGGTGACCGACGTTCTATTGATTATTTTCTTAAAGTCTCCACTGCTAAAGAAATCGCCATGGTCGCTGGTTCTAAAGGTGGTCGTACTTCTAAAGAGTTAAAAGAAATGTCAAAGTTAGTACGTAAATATTTCATTATTATAGAAAAAGCATTCAAAAATCGTGTGAAATGGAATTACAACCGCAAAAATACGCTTATTAACTGCAAAGAATTACGTGGAGCATTAATTTCTAAAAGAGAAGAATTACTTAATGGTGTTCCAGAGTGGATAACAAGCGGGAATCTGTATTCTATTGAATTTTCATTATTAAATACTGTAATTATAGGTATGTCAGCGAAACAATACCGTGCCGAAAATAATATTCCTGAAAAAGAACAGATACGTAATCATTTTACCAATGACCAACTTGATGACGTTGAACGGCTAGAAAGATATGATGCGCAATTAATTATTTCACAAGAGATTTATTCGTATGAAGAGCGAAAGAAAATTTTACAGATTGAATATGAACGAGTAAAAAACAGAAAAACAAAATATGTATAGAGAATATGCAAATGAAAGGTAGGTGAATAAACAATAGATATTCCAGAAAATAATAAATCGCCAACGGGAGCTGAGATTATACCGGTGGTCCCTCAAATACCAAATCGTTACATAAAGGTTCCAAAAGAGATTATTTTAGCAAACACTTTACCAGAACATCGAATTTCAGTACTCACCTATTTGAATTACAACCAAACTTGGGACGAGATGGTACATTACTCTCCCATCTATATGATCCAGTGGTCGGGTTATAAGGCTAATTGGAGATCAAGTACAAAAGATAAACCAAATATATATGATAAGCACCTATCATGTATGAACTGGTATTTTGAAAATGGATATATTCTGGATTTTGATTCAGATAGATATACGCAAAATAATTTTCAGTCATCCTTGTTAAATATGGAGAAATTAATACCAGGTAAGAATTTTGGTATTATATATGATTTCGAGATTGCTACCATCATGAAATATCAATCTTCATACAAACCATTAAATAGAAGTATTTTATTATTATTACTCTCCTATGTTAGAGCATTTACATGGACTCGCACCAATGAGATAACCGGGCATTCTGAAAAGTCAAAAAAAGATAAGCCTGAAATATTTCATTCTAATTTTGAAGCAATGGGGAATTTTTTAGGAATGAATCGGAAAATGGTATCAAGAGCAACTACGGTTTTAGAAGAATTGGGGCTCATAAAGACCTATAGAATGCCCAGTTATAAAGACAAGGAATCAAATTGGCGTACTGATGATATCATTTACATTTTTCCATACAAGATATTACTCAATAATAAAACCTTTAGAATTTGTGATAACGATGAATACGATTGGGAAAGAGAATTAAAGTATGGAATCCAATACTTATTTGAACGAAGAAATAAGAAGTTTTATCAAGAGTAGTAGAGAATAAATTAATCGTAACCAAACAATCAATGGCTCACCAGAAAGGCGGTCAATGATGAAAGAAATTATAGCAAAACTAAATATTGAAAAGGAGAATTACAAATTACATGACAGGAACAAATACATACTCAAACAGAAAACATAGAACATATGGAGGTGCTATTAATGTAGAAAGCTTTAATACTGAATATCGTGGGTTTTCAACTATGGGCGATATTGCAGGACGGATTTTATCAGATATGAAATTTGATGAGCAGTGTAGAAAGAATTGTGAAAGAAGGGACAGTAAATGAAAATGAATAATAAATTTATTGAAGATGAAGAATTGTTAGAAATAAAATCACCAACTTCAGTTCCAATCTATGAGCAGGAAGTATGTATCAATATGATGAGAGACGAGAAAACTGCAACTATTTACACGTCTGATAGTACATATATAACAAAGCTAGATAAGCTGTGTGGTGCCAGCCCCGACATGTACTCAGTTATCGAGGAAACAAAATGTGGGAAAACGTATTTACTACAAGACAAATCGCTGATTAGCTTCCGGGCAAAGAAAAAAGAATTATCAGATGAGCAGAGACAAGCAGCCGGTGAACGCATGAGAAAATATCAGGCGAGCAAATCAGCCCAGAATGAATTTTAAGCTTGAAATTTCAATAACCACCATTGTACAGAAAATTCTACTGCCATTGGTGGAGAAATACTTACCTAATAAACATGCATTTAAAATTTTCAATATTAATCAAGGAATAGAAAGGAAGACAAAAATATGCTTAGATACGAAACAGAGGCAAATGTAATAGTTTCAATTGATTTACAGAATGGTTATTCAGTTATTGCTATGGCGAGGTGGGACAACGAAAAGAAGAAATACTACACTACTCTCCGACTGCGCGAAAATACTGTTGAGAAATGGGATTTGATTGAAGAAGCCGCTAACGTTGAGGTGGAATCCAATCTGAAAACCATCAAGCGCGATATGGCTCAGTATGTGACGGATCTTCTTACGGACGGATTCTTCAAGAAATACATAGACAGGTATGAATATGAGTTGAAATGCTTCGATAGGGGTTTTGAGATTATGGAAAGGGAAAGGAAGAAAGAATAGGAATTTTATTTGTAAAGCAAGAACACCCGCGAATTTAGTAATGTGATATTCACCATAAATAAAAATGCATAACGTTTGGAGAATAAATAATTAGAAATGAAAAGGAGGGTTAAATCATAAAAGATATTTTATTTGAAACAAGAGATTTACCACAACTAATAGTTGCTCTGGACTCTGCCGATGAGTCGGCAAATTATATTCACATTGACGATGTAAAAGATAATATGGAATATTATTGTCCATGTTGCAAAGGCATTATTAAACCAAGAGCTTATAAGAAGGATATTAGTTATCAAGTGCAACCACACTTTTATCATGAAACGGGTGGCTGTAACGAGGAAACATTTGTTCACTATATTTGTAAAACTTGGTTATTTGAAAAGGGTTGCAAATTTATGGTAAACAACACTGAATATGAAGTCGAAGATGTTTTGACTGAAAAAACTTTACATACCTCATTTGGAGATTATCGTCCAGATATCATTGTTACTACAGTTTCTGGTAAGATATTTTACTTTGAAATTAGGACGACGAATAGAAAAACTGAGCACTATATTCCTAAATGGGATGAATTGGGTAATGATGTTGTTGAGGTAGATACCAGATATTTTATTAATCAAAAATGCAAGAACGATATTCCAGTGTTCAATTTGATTTATTCTGATGGCGAGTGTTTTATTAAAAGTTATACAAGAAATGATTACGATAGTACTATTGCGTTGAGAAAACTACAGTGGAAGCGCCAAGATAAATTAAATTATAAAATCCAATGGGAGCGACTAGATTGGTTCTGGAATGCAATGCAGAAATATAAGCAAGGAGACGCTGAAGTAGAAGACGTTCTATATGAATTTGGTAAAATGGATTATTCTGACAAGGTCTGGTGCTTTTACAATATAAAAAATAAATCTTGTATATCATTAAAAAATGAATTTAGAGAACGTATAAATAATTGTTTCTTTGATATGCTTGATGACTTTTCAATCAAATATGATGGATTAAAAATAAAATGTGATCAGATATCCCCTCTTATTTATTGTGTGACTTGCACATACGAATCATCTTACTTAAATTATAAACTGCATGATTCTACTTCTATAAGGCTTAAGTTATCACCTGGGAGAATATTATCATTAGATCATAAAGACGATATAGAAACAAAGATTGTTGAATTGAGGCAACGTTTTAATAAAGATTTAGAAAAACTAGATTGCATAGATCGTTATACAAAGTTGCCCTATGTAAAATCAATAATTCCAGCAAGTCATTGGGCATCGGAATATTACAATATAAGTGATTTATACTTTAAAATCGAATTCGAAGACTACATACATAACAATTATATAAAAGAGTCGATGGGTATAGTTGATTCCTTTTCAATTTGCAATATTTCAGAAGAAACTATTGAAAAAAATTATTTAACGTTGAAAAAACAGTCTGCAAATAATTTGAACGATGAATTTATTAAGCATTCACTTAAAAATGATTCCATGTTTTCGACTGTAATATCACATTTGAGAGAAAAGTGTAAAGACGTAAAGGATCTCGATTTACGAATCAGAATTTCAAAAGGATATAATACAATAGCTTTGCTTGATAACATATATCTTGTATATGAGCACAAACTTGATGACAGCGTTATTTTTGGAGAATTTGAAGATGAATTTGAGAGGATATTTAAATCAAAAATTCAAAAATATATTATTCGTCAAAAAAGAATAGCCTATTATATTAGTCGCATTAATTCCTGTAAGAACAAATTGTGGAGTGTAAGAAATAGCGAAGGCTATATTACAATAAATCTACATGATGGAGACAAGATATTGCTTTCAAATCAAATAAAGATATATGATTTTGATGATGAAAAGAGAAAATTACACGAAGCAATGTTGGGTTTGTTACATGAATCTGAGCAATATTATGGAGTAAGATTTTTGAGGGAGGGTTAATTTGGATAAAAATAGAAATTGTATTTATATACCTTCAGTTGATGCCAAAGATTTATATTTGGCAAATAATTTCAAAGACGAAGGAAAAAACAAAATTGGTTACAGACTTGTGACAAAATCAGGAAATATTAATTATAACAGATTTGTAAACTCTTTAGACTATAGCCTTGATAGCGAAAAAATTAGAGAGATTGTAAAGTCTATCTATTCTAAAAACACAGAATTTACATTTCTTCATAACGGAAAAGAGTACAGCGATAAAATCATAAATGTAACCTTTAAGTACACCAGTCGGGATTTTAATAAAGTGAAAAAGAACACCTATGTAATGGACGGATATTCTTTAGAAGAATTATATTTCAAAGATAACATTGCACAGGATTCTGGTGTCATCGTTGGGATAATTACTTCTACTCCAACACAAAACATGACCTCGTTAGAATTACCAAGCGGTTTTGTTTTTGTTGAGGATAAGTCCGGTAATTTGGTGTACGATAGCAAAAATGTAGGAGTTATTCTTTCAAAAAAAGAATTGAGAGATTATCTTTATGATAACGGTTTTAATTGTAATGGATATCACTACATAAGGCTTAAAAGAACGTCTGGATCGTCCAGGGTTGGTAAATGTTTATTTGTTGAGGAAAGCCTGTATCCAGAAATCCATTCATGGGAAATGTGTGGATTAGAAATATCAGAGGGGGATGCAGTAGATTTAGCGGCTTTGGAATCATATATATCTCTTCCAACTAGTAGTGCCATTGATATTCTTGTCATTGATCCAAAGAGCATCCTAATCATACCAGACTATGATAGTACTTTTATGGAGAATTCTGTTGTTGTCGGAATGGATGAAAATAAAAGAATTACAATTAAAGAAGATAATGTAGAAGTATCAAATTCAATTTTCGATGGACAATCTTTAATTGATATAAGCTTAATGGGTGATTATAAAGAATATGGTATGGTTCTTCTACGGAATAGATTTTTCAAATCCTGTTGCTTTAACACAAATATCGAAAAATGGTTTTCAGACAACAATATCACCCAAATTTCTCAGCTACATCCAGAATCCGTTACGTTGGCTGAAAAAATCGAAGATATAAAATTGATTACTACTCCAAATAGCATAAAATATGCGAAATTCGCTCCTATTATGCAGTGGCTAAAAAATATAGACGCTACCTTTAGTGTCGTAAAGCATGAAAAAAAGACTCATTTTTTCGGTGGTAGAATGGTTCAATGCCATTACCAATTATTAAATACATTACAACTATCAAAGGAAGATGTTCACACTTTATTACAACCATCTTTTGATTATGTGAATTTATTGAATACTGATACAGATGTCTTAAAGTATCATGTGAAGTGTTCGTTGCTTGATGATATAGATGAAAGTTTTTCAAATGTTTTCAAAGATAAAAATGATATTGTTTATACTATGATGAATCTCTCAGATGAATTTTATAAAACAAAATATTTTTACGACTTTAAAAGAGAAACCTGCAAGGCATATTTAAAAAATATGAAAAGGGGACATGTTTTAATTGATGGTAATTATTCAGTCTTATTTGGTAATCCATATGAAATGTTGCTCCATAGTATCGGACTGTTTAATGGACACTCTTCTATCCCGTGTGGAAATATACATACGACCAGATATCCATATGGGGAAAAAGTGTTAGGCTGTCGAAGCCCCCACATATCAACTTCAAACCTTCTGGTTTCAACAAATATGGAACATATTATGATTGATAAGTATTTTAACTTGACCGATGAGATTGTGTGTTTAAATGCTATAGGAGAGAATATTTTGGAAAGACTTTCGGGTGCTGATTATGATTCTGATCAGATGATAGTGACTAACAATCCGATTCTTATAAATGCAGCTTTAAAAAACTATGATGTATTTAAAGTTCCAGCTAATAGAGTTCCGGCCAACAAAGTTAAAAGAATATATACTGCAAAAGAGAAATCTGATTTAGATTACAAAACCAGTGAAAACAAGATTGGTGAAATTGTGAATCTATCACAAGAATTAAATACTCTGATGTGGGATTATATTAATAAATCTGGAAAAACATTAAGTTCCTGTTACGATGAGATCAAAGAATTATATCATGATATTTGTATATTAAATGTTTTAAGCTGTATCGAGATCGACAAGGCAAAAAAAGAGTTTGATATTTCGTCTGGTAGAGAAATAAGAGAAATTAAAGAGAAGTGGAAAAAGACAACATTTAGTAATAAGACAATTAAACCGGCTTTTCTTGGATTTATAGCTCAAACAAAAGGTTATAGAAACCCACAAAGAAAAAAATACAACTATCATGAGACAACCATGGATTATTTGCTTAGAGAAATAAATCAATATCGTTCACAAAAAACCGATGCTAATGATTTCATTCCACTCTCTCACTGCTTTAGATTTGCAGAATTCAATCAGAACTCCGTGAATAAAAAACAGCTAAGCAAAATTGTAAAAATGTGCGAAACCACAATATCATCAATTAATGCTGTTTGGTCAAAAGATTATTATGAAGCAAGTGAAAAATATTTGCTAACGTCTCAATATAAAGATGATCTGGCATTTGATATACAAAATGTGAAAATTAATACACATACTATGTTTTCATTGGTGGAATACGTTGACATGAAGAAATACTCACATATTTCAAAGTTATTATTTTTTGTTTTGTTTAATTATGAAAATGGATCAGTTTTAGAATTGATGAAAAAATTGAATCCATCTGATACATATATTAATGAAAGCAATGATGGGGATTTAAAACTATATGAAATAAAATTCAAAAGATACGGAGGTAGTTTGATTGACAAAAAATGAATTTATCAAGGAAGTTGCAAAAAGAGGGAGATTTTCAAATTATGCAGTTGAAGAAATGTTTAATGTTTCTTCCAACCTAATTGTTGAAAGCCTAATTAATGGAGAAAGTGTTGATGTGCCTGGTCTAGGGGTTTATAAAACGAAATCAAGAGGAGAAACTACATACAAAAATTTGTTTGGTATGAAAGAAAAAACAGTATCGAGTGTTATATATCCTTCCTTTTCGATATCAAATACCATAAAGACCAGAGTTAAAAATACATACAAACACTAAATAAGTACCCAAAAGTTACTTTTTGAGAAAACCGACCCATCTAAAAAACACGGGACACTTCCATGTACTATACGGGAAACTCCCGTGATTTTTCCTCTTTTAAAAATAAGGGAGCCATAGGAAGAGAATGTAAAAGTGATTATAATCTTGTTTCCTTTCAAGCCAATGGCAGCATTACTGTTCTGGTGGTGTCGTCATTGGTATTTTTATTGGCCAATAGCTCAATTGGTAGAGCGCCTGTCTGTTAAACAGGATGTCGTAGGTTCAAGCCCTACTTGGTCAGTTACCGTATTTTACGGAATACAAAACAAGAAAGAAGGTTTTTTCATAATTCAGATTACAAAATCAGAAAGTGTTGAGTTACAGAAGTTAGGTTATTCGTTTGGAAATGAAGGTGATCTACATCATACTTACACCAGATACAAAAAGTATTATTTTACCGAATCCAGAAAAGGTATGATTGATCTAAATAAGATTCGAAAATCAAATATTGTTAAACAGGTAATGTAAATTAATTTGGAGAGTAGCTGTTGCTCTTCTATTTTTATGCGAAAATTAAAGAATGAAAGGAAGATTTCTTTATGATTAAAATAACTGAAAGTGCAGAGAAGTTGACTCCTGCTAAGAAAAATATTCAAGTAAAAGACGTTTATGTAAAAGACTTAAAATTTGTTGATGAAACTGGCGATATCACTCAGCAAGTGATTGACGCTATGCCTAACGGGGTTGACAAGGTGAGCTTTAAAATTACGATTGAGTTACTAGAGGAACCAGATGAAATTGATGTGACCGATGATGAAGAATAAGAAGGGTGGGCTGACATATAGACAGTAAGGCATTAAGACAACCTAATGAAGAACCAAAGGCTTACCGGATAAGATTGTATAAGAATAAGGATCTTTACGGGTTAAGTAATCCTGAGATTGGTAGGCTGTGTAACGAAGCTTTTGGTGTATGTTATGATGAGTCTGCTCACCGAAAACATATGAAGAGTTATTTGGAGGGGTACGACGATGCTAAAGCTGAATCCTGTGATTCTGATAAACACATGAAGGAACTACAGATTGAGAAACAGGAAATACAGAAGGAAAAACGTAAACTCTATGATGAAAGACTCGATATAAACCGTCGACTCAGAGAAGAGGCAAGACTTGAAACTACGGTAGAAAAATTAGAAGATATGTTATCTAGTATTTCAAATGAGAGATACTTTAATTATTCTCCTACTATTGAAGTATCTGATAATGATATGATTGTTTGTCTTTCTGATCTTCATTTAGGTGCTACATATTATGGATTTGATGGTGTATATGATTCTGAAATTGCTAAAGAACGTTTAAACAAATATCTTAATGAGATTATAAAAATCCAAAAAACTCATGGCTCAGAAAATTGCTATATTCAGATCTTAGGGGATAGCGTTAGCGGCTCCATTCATAAGTCTATTTCCGTTACTAATAAGGAAAATGTCGTAGAACAGATAAAACTTGCTTGTGAATATGTTTCAGATTTTGTATATGAATTAGGAAAATATTTTAATCATGTTGAAGTACACTCTGTTTCTGGTAATCATAGTCGGATTGAAAAGAAAGAAGACGCCCTCTTGTCAGAGAGATTAGACGCTTTAGTTCCTTGGTTTGTAAAATCAATGTTAGCTAACGTCAAAAACATTACGGTTATTGACGATGAAATTGATGATACTATATCAACATTTTTTGTAAGAGATAAACTGTATTTTGGTGTTCATGGGGACTTCGATGCTACATCTGACGCTGCCATTGCAAAATTAGCATTATGGGCAAAGATGACTCCTTATTGTGTCCTTTGTGGGCATAGACATTATCCCGCTATGACAGATATTTCGGGAATTAAAGTTATTCAGTCAGGTAGCCTTGGTGGTTCTGGTGACGATTATACGAGACAGAAGAGATTAACTGGAAGACCATCTCAGACTGTATTGGTCGTGAATGAAAAAGGAATTAAAGCTTGTTATCCTATTGAATTTAATTGAGGTGAAAACATATGGACGTAAATTTATATTGTTGCTACTCTCTTCCACTCCGCGATTATCTTAGAGAAAATGGATTGAGATATAAATTAGCAGCGTTAAATCCTAATAGCAAAAATCTATTTTGGATTTATGTAAAAGATAAAAAACTTAATACTCTTTTAGAAAAGTGGACTGCAAATAAGTAGTTCATTTTTTATTTGGAGAATTATTATGTAGAAAAATTTGGAGGTAGGTATGTACGGTTTTATTTATGAAACAACGAATAATATAAATGGTAAAAAATATATCGGACAAAAGAAATATGACAAACGGGGAAACTGGAAATCTTACCTAGGAAGTGGAGTCATATTACAAAAGGCAATTGAAAAACATGGTGCAGAAAATTTTTCAAAAAGAATAATTGAAGAATGTCAATCGAAAGAAGACCTTGATATTAAAGAAAGGTACTGGATAAATTTTTATGACGCTGTTAATTCGAGAAATTATTACAATATAGCTTCTGGCGGAGATGGTGGAAATACAATTGCGGGATATACTAAAGCACAAATGAGAGAACATTCATTAAAACAATCTAAATCAAAAAGAGGAATTATAAATCTAGGAGCAAATAATCCCGCTGCTAAAAAGGTTATTTGTTTAAATAATATGAAGATTTTTAATACAACTATTGAAGCCTCAAAATACGCAAATGTTACTGATTATGGTATTCAACAGTGCTGTAGTAGCAAAAGTCAATTACATACATGTGGAGAAGATCCAATAACAAAAGAACGGCTACAGTGGGCATATTATGAAGAGGGTAAAGTATATTCATATGAAAAATATAAAAGAACAATTTTCTTCCGTAAACGTGTTATTTGTCTTGAAACAAAGCAAATATTTGACTCTATAAAAGATGCGGCATTTTCGATTAATAGAACGCAAAATTGTTTAAGCGCCCATTTACATAAGGCGACAAAATATTGTGGACTTGATATAGACAAAAACAAACTTCACTGGGAATTCATTGAGTAATGAAGTATATGGACATGACGAAACATATAAGATTATTTTAAATTAAGGACAAGTAAAGTCAGTCACGGGTGGACTGGCTATTATCAAGAAGAGTAAATTTACTACTCTTCTATTTTTGACTAAAAATTAAAGATTATAAGGAGATTTATAAAACATGAACAAGACAGACGTATTAAAGATGGTTGCTGAAAGCACCGAATTATCACAGAAAGATGTTGATGCTGTATTAGCGGCTTATGCAAATTTAGTAAAAGAAACTTTAACTTCTGATAAAACTGAAAAGGTTACGCTTCCGGGACTCGGCACATTCTCTGTGAAACATGTTGGCGAAAGGTCTGGTGTAGCTGCACTTGCGGGTGGTAAAGCATGGACAAAACCAGAACATGACGAATTGAAGTTTAAAATTTCAAGTTCAGTAAAGGAAATCTGATAGGTGGTGATTTGTAATGGGATATGATGAGCCACGTATGGTTATTTCACTCACCGATGATGAAATTACCCTTTTAAAGGAAGTTCTCGAATCACGTCAGGATAAATGTGTATCTGTTGGGGAAGTAATGACTATTGAAGCGTTGTTAGAAAAGTTGGATTAAAATGTAAGCAATGACCATAAATGTGGTTGTGCATAATAAAATTTCAAGGAGGAAATACATATGATTTATGATTATGAAAAGAGAACCGCTGAGTGGGAATATCCTAACGAAAAAATCGAATGGGAGGCGCACATGGCTGAATTTGGTCCTGCAACTGGTAAGTCACACCCGGATGATTGCCCATTTTGTGCAGCTAAGGGTTGGAAAACTAACTTTAAAGCAGAATGCGATAAGTATCATGCTGCTAAAGAAGTAGAATAAGTTAGATTGATTATATTAAGGTTCGTATCTGTCAAAGGATGCGGGCTTATTTTTATGAGGATTGCTGATTTTTCAGTGATTCTCTTTTTGTTTGGAGAAATAAGTAGTGTAATCCTTATCCTCTTTCTTACCGGCTTATAAGTGAATTAAGTTGCTGACCACTAAAAATTATGTGGTAGAAAACGGAGAGGTTCATGTCGGGAGACAGCGCTAATTCCTCTTCTTTTATTAATAAAAATATGTGGCAATGACCACACAAATATAAAATAAAAGGAGAAATGCGAATGAGTGAAATTATTTTACAGAACAAAGATGGAATGGTGACAGCAAGTAGTCTTGAAGTGGCTAAGAAGTTTGGGAAAAGACATGACAGTATTTTAAGAGATATTGATAATCTCATAAAAACTGACTCCACAATTTTGTGGAGCGAAATGTTTATAGAAACGACATACAAAAGTCGTGGAAAAGATTACAGACGCTTTGACATGACTCGTGATGGGTTTTCTCTACTTGCCATGGGTTTTACTGGTAGTAAGGCAATTCAGTGGAAAATAAAATACATAAATGCTTTCAATACTATGGAAGAAAAACTAAAATCAGGCAGCTATCTTACTGAAGAAGAAAAGTTAAAATTACAACTTTTTAGCAAGGATTCACTAGAGGTTGTCAGTGCTCACAATAGACTATTAGAATTGGCTACTGCTCCACTTATCGAAGAAAATAAGCATAAACAAGAGGTTATAAATGGCTTAACGGACGACGTGCCTTTATATGAGAAGACAGATATTATTAATCGTATATGCAAACGCTCGTACGGTGGCTATGCTGACAGATACAAGGAATTATACAAATGTTTCAAAGAGAATTTTCATGTTGATTTAGTAAGGCAGTGTGAAAATTATAATGACAAGCAAGAAAAGAAAAAGGACAGACTATCTATTATTAGATATGCTGAAAGGTTCGGGTACACGGATAATTTATATGTATGCTGTGCAAAGTTATATGAGTCAGAAGTGAATTCTATATTAGAAGAAATAAATGAAATACATAAATAAAAAATATCAGGAGACGGATTAATTCTGTCTCTTCTTATTATGAAAGGAAGTGGTTTTTAATGAAAGAAGAAATTGCTAAAAGATCTGATGATGTTACAGATGAAATGTGGGAACAGGTTAATAAATTTAATAGAGATATGGTAAGTGACTATCTTAGCAATCAAACTCACTTATCACAAAAGTCCCTGATAGGATATTCATCTGCATTAAAAATCTTCTTCTGGTGGGTTAAGCAAAACTTAAAAGATAAAGACTGTATTGAGATTAAAAAGAAAGAATTCTTAAGATATATGAATTGGATGGCAAATCGGGGGCTTTCTGACTCGGCAATTAAATTCAAAAAATCTTCTGTTAGTGCTTTAAATAAGTTTATCGAAAATTTTTATGAAGATGACTATCCCTTATTTAAAAATTACGTCACTTCTGACATGCGTGTACCCCAAACAGGGAAAGTACACGAAAAGAAACCGATGACACCAGAAGAGATTAATCGTTTATGTTCCGAATTGGAAGAACGTGAAGATTGGGAAAAATTAGCTTATGTGAAATTTTCATATTCTACTGGATGTAGGCGTGCGGAGGCGAGGCAGCTTCTTAAAGAGGTAGTTAATTATGAACCAAAAAGAAAAATGGTAAATATTATTGATGAAAATGGCATTGAAAAAGAAGTTGAATCTATTTCATATAAAACACACGATATTCGATGTAAGGGTAGAAGTCGTGCCGGAAAAATTCGTAAGCTTCAGTTTGGTGAGGATGTTATGGACTTAATAAAAAAGTGGCTTGAAGTTCGTGGTGACGATGATTGTCCGTATGTGTTTGTTATTAAACAAAAAAATGGAAATACACGACAAGTATCTGAGTCTACTTTTAACGACTGGTGTTCTGGTTTGTTTACAGAAATAATGGGCGAAAGGGTAAATCCTCACCGATTCCGCATGAGCAGAGCTACAAACTTGATAGTGGAGGAGCATAGACCTCTGGAAACTGCTCAAAAGCTATTGGGACACGAGAGTAGCGAAACTACACAGATTTATGTAATTAAAGAAGATGATGGGGATGCGGACGACGCATTTGTTTGATTAAATCCGCCTTTCATTTGGAGAATAAATACATAAGCGTCGATGTCGTCCCACGCTATATAAAGACAAGGTTCCGACTGGTTATAGAAGTTGCAAAGCTATTCTGTTATGTACCAAAAGCTAAAGCATAACAAACATTATTGGTTCCAACGTGCACGGGAAGTTGGATTAAATGTTGTCAATCAGGTAACGGTATCTGAGCGAAAAACAGCCAATATTATTATTTCACAAGACAGATCCTTATATGAGAAATAAGGGTATTCAACATGTAGTGGTGGAAAATGTAGACACAAGTAGTTACCATAACGGTTAAGACGTGGTTCTTATTATAAAATAAGTATGAGCTTGCTATGTAAAGTGAAAATCTTTACCTATATGTTGAAAAATAAGTCGGTATGGAGACCATAAACTCATACCAAGGGAAAGGAAAATCCTACACCAATAGCAAATGACTGCTGTGCGGTCAAATCAAGCAGTGGAGAGCTTTATCATCGTGAGTAATAACGTGCCAGTGGAGCTTAAAGGTCTAGTCAACCTTCTAAAACAATACGACAACCACGGTGTATTAGTGGCGGAATAGGTAGACGCTTATAAAAGCAGACGCAATCATGTAATATGTGCCACCAGTCCTATTGACGAGTAGGAAATGATTGCCTATCGTGGCTGATGTATGTGGGGTGCAAATCCCCGCCTAATACATTGAGATAAACAATAATTCTCTCATTTTTGAAAGAAGGTATAAATATATGAAATATAATGTTGTAAATAAAGTTACAAAAGAATTTGAAAAATGGATTGGTTATTGTGAAAAAGCAAAACTATCCACCGTAGGAACCAGTTATGATAATCCGGAATCTTTTACATCTGGAGCTGGTGATAACAACTACACAATTTTTGCAAAAGTATATAAAGAAAAAACAGGTATTAATGTTCAAGGACAACCCTGGTGTGACAGTTTTGTTGATACAATTTTTGTACATTTGTTCGGTGTAGAAAAAGCAAAGAAGCTTTTAGGTGGATTTTCTGCCTACACTCCCACTTCTGCACAGTATTTCAAAAATATAAAGCGTTGGACAACTAATACTCCTGAAGAAGGATATATTGGTTTCTTCAAAAATGATACAAGAATCTATCATACATTCTACGTTAAAAATTATGCAAATGGTAAGATGACTACAATTGAAGGGAACACTGGTGGATTAACTGGAATAGTTGAAAATGGTGGTTGTGTGGCTAAAAAGACATATGATTTTAATGCTTATAAAGCACGAATACCAGGCTTTGGAATGCCAGATTATAGTTTGGTTGAAGAATATACAGAAGGCTGGTTAAAGGCTGCTGACGACGTTAGATGGTGGTATCAATATAGCGATGGCACATATGCAAAAGACGGTTGGAAATTAATCAATCACCATTGGTATTTGTTTGATTCCAATGGGTACATGCTCACTGGTTGGCAGCTGTGGAATGGACAGTGGTACTTCTTAGAGAATACACCTGGTGCAGAATTTGAGGGAGCATTATATCACGAAAGTGCTTCTGGCAATGGTGCGTTGGAAATCTGGTATGTTGACTAATTAAGGAAATGAGTCTTTTATTGGATTAATTAAATATGTTTTCGTAGTCAGAGAGTCATCTTTTAAGGCGGCTCTTTTTGTATTGTTTGCGTGGTCGAGAGGCTTATGACACGAAGATCATGGTGGCATTGTTCATTTTTAATAAAACGTGTTCACAAGTAAAAAAGAAAGGTGGTGTACATTTTGTATACAATAATTTTAAAAAATGATAAAAGCATAACTGCAAGATTAAAATCAACTACAAACATCGGAGATAGTTTATCTAAGTCTTTAGAATTTATTATTCCTAAAACAATTGATGGAATGTGTACTGAATCTATTTTTGTATTTCTTGTGTTACATAATTGTGAAAATGGTAACTTTGATTTTATAAAAATTGAAAAAACATCGGACTATAATAGTGATTTTTCAAATATGAAATTACTTGAATCATCAATTTCATTGAGTTCTAACTTATATAATATCAGCGTTGTATTTTTTGACCCTACCACAGAACAACAAATAATAACAGACTCTGTCAAAATTGAAGTAGGTGGTCGTCAAAATCGTGAAGATACTAATCTTCCAAATTTATTAAATCAAGTTTTATTATATTATAACAAAATAGACAAAATCACAAAATTAAATATTGAAATTCAAGATAATATAAAAGAGATTGTTGATAAATATAAGGGAGAATCAGAATGATAAGTGATAAAGAAAGCTATTTAGCAAAACTGCTTGAAATACAAAATAGTAATATTGATGATACATACATATTTTCACAAACACCTATTGAGGATAGATTTGCTATTAATGGGAATACAAGAGTAATAAATATACCAACACAATTTAAAAATATTGGTGTAATCAACGACCACAATGCAGAAACAGTTTTCTTTGAAATAGATAGATACTTCGACAATGAAGATTTGTCCACTCACACTTGTATCGTACAATACATAAATGCAAACGGTGAAGATGATATTTATCTAGTTACAAAGAAAGATCTTTCCGAGGATGGGAAATATGTTTTCGGATGGACTATATCAAATCATGTAACAAAATATGCTGGTAGTGTGAAATTTGCAGTTAGATTTTTTACAATAGGTGGACAAGAAATCCTATATTATAAATATAATTGGAATACTATTGTAGGTCAATTTAACGTTGAAGATGGTTTAAATGTTACAAATTCCACTACAATTCAAACGGATTTTCTAGGTCAGTGGATGACCATGATGCAAGATGCGACTGACGATTGCATAAATGCTACCAATGAAAGCAAGTCAGCTACTCTTCTATCCAATATTGCAACCCAGGCAGCAAATACAGCCACAACGAAAGCTAATACTGCAACTACAAACGCAAATGACAAGGCTACTTTAGCTAAAGATGCAGCCGATAGAGTAAATGCAGTTATCGATTTATATGGGGACAAGGGAGAAAATATTGAACTAGCTTATACACCTCGTTTATATGATGTGGAACAGAGAGTTGGGAATATAGAAGGATATATTGGTTATACGGATGCTGATATTTACGGTGTTGAATGGGATGTACCAAACAGAACAGTTACCAGATTAGCAGGAAGTAAGAATTTAACTGCAGGAGCTAATTTTGATAATTTAATGCCTTGGAAACGTAGACGTTGCATTCTTAATGATGCAGGTGCGGTCTTGGCTTATTATGGAGAAGCAGCTTATACAGAAACAGGTAAGTTAACTCAAGCGGTAACCATTGGAGAAACTACCTATCCAATCGGGACAACTTGTCAGGTTATGGTAGAGCAGCCATTATTCTATTACAAGGCAGTACCCATTGATTTTAGAAAAATTGATGGGCAGCGTGGATTATCAGTTAAAAAAATTAGATATTATGTTTCAGGATTTCCACATACTGGATTTAAACCACATCCTCAATTTGTACGTGCAGGAAAGATTATTAGCAAGATTTATAAAGCGGCTTTTGAAGCCTGTGCTTATGATGTATCAGCTTCATCCTATCTTTTAACAGATGAACAAATTGCTGATTTTACTGCAACGACTGGGGATAAATTATCTTCTATTGCAGGAGCAAAACCTTATTCTGGAAGAACTCAGGATGCTACAAGAGCTAAAACAAGAATCTTGGCAAAGAATCGTGGGGAAGGTTGGGGTCAAGCAGATTTCATTTCCAATTCAGGAACTCAGTTGCTTTTCTTAATTGAATATGCCAGTTTTGATTCTCAATCTGTTATTGGTCAAGGAGTGGTTAATGTTGTAGAGGATTCTAATGATGCAAACAGCTCAATTAATACTGGATCAACATCTTTTCTGGGAAATGCTTCAGGTATGGCTCCGGGAACCAATGGTCTTGTCTCTATCTCTTATAGAGGAGAGGAAAACTTTTGGGGAAATATTTGGGGATGGGAAGATGCAATTAATGTTAGAAATATCTCTATAACTGATTTTGGATATGCTTATTTTAATCAACCGGATTATAGAACAGTTAATCCAGCTGATAGTACAGACACTAATTACAAAGAAGTTGGATTTCAGATTGCACCTACCACTGGTTATGCAAGTGCTATTGGTTGGAGCGAAGATTGTGACTTTGCATTCCTTGCAACAGAAACAGCCGGTTCTTCCAGTATTCCATTGAATGATTATTTTTATCAGAATAAGGATTATATTGGATGGTTGGTTTCGCGATGGGGCGGGAGTTGGAATTACGGCTTGAATGCTGGGGCGTTCTGTCGGATTGTGGGTACTGCTCCGTCTGCTCGGTATATCGGCGGGCGCGTTCTGTTTGTACCAGCAGCATAAAAAATAAAGAGATTATTCGGGCAGTAGGTATGGTTGGTTTCGCAATTAGGCAGGAATTGGAATAACAGCTTGAATGCTGGAGCATTCTATCGGAATGTGAATAATAATCCGTCTAATCGGAATATCAGCAGGCACGTACTATTTGTGAAGAAAAAGAATCTAATGTGCGAACCTGCTGCCCTGCCTCTCTTGCATGGGCAAGCATCTCATTAAATGGGATGGGCAAAACATAAAATATCGTGAAAGCCTATGTTGGTAAGGTTATCCTGAAGATTTGGGCTAAGCACAAACAGCAAAGGGTTGAACTAATGAGAAGAGTTGGAAATTTATACTCTAAAATATACGACATGGATAACTTGAGATTAGCTCATCAAAATGCTCGCAGAGGTAAGGGCTGGTATCACGAAGTTAAAATGATAAACAAAGAACCAGAAACTTATCTTAAAAAATTACAAGAGCAATTAATAAATAAGACATATGATACTTCGGATTATATAACATTTACAAAAACAGAAGGAACAAAGGTAAGAGAGATCTTCAAACTTCCCTATTATCCGGATAGAATTTGTCAATGGGCAATTATACAAATTATAGAACCTTATTTTTTGAAATATATAACAGCTGATACTTATTCAGCTATTCCCGGTAGAGGAATTCATCTTGCACTGAAAAAGATAAGGCATGCTGTGGATTTTGATAAAGAAGGAACAATGTATTGTTTAAAGCTGGATGTTAATAAATACTATCCCAGTGTTAATCATACAATACTAAAGAAGATATTACGCCGGATTTTCAAGGATAACGACTTGCTGTGGTTATTGGATGAAATTATTGATAGTACTGAGGGCGATACCGGAATACCTATTGGAAATTATATGTCCCAATGGTTTGGAAATATTTATTTAGCAAGATTTGATCATTGGATTAAGGAAGAAATTGGTGCTAAATATTATTATAGATATATGGACGATATTGTTATTTTACATCCGAGTAAAGAATTCTTACATGATCTTTTGTTAAAGATTAAAGATTATTTTGAAAAGGAACTTAATCTAAAAGTAAAGCATACTTGGCAAGTATTTCCAACAGCCATAAGAGGAGTTGATTTTCTTGGATATAGAATATTTCCTGGATATTGCTTACTTAGAAAAACAACTATGAAAAATATGAAGACTAAGGTAAAGAATATAAATAAGAATCTTGCATCCGGAAAACAAATGAATCACAATGAATGGTGTTCATTAAATTCTTATTTAGGTTGGCTAATATGGTGTAATAGTTATAGGCTTGTTCAAAAATATATTACACCACTGGCAGATACAATGAAACAATTTTATAAGGAGGTAGTGAAAAATGGAGCAATTGAAAAACGTCAGAGGGACGCAGCCGCAGCGCCCGCCCGAGCTTGAGATTCTTGATACGATGGTTTATACCAGAACAAATATCAAGAGGATTGAAGAAGAGGGTTCCGAAGAAATGTCTGGCTTTGTTGGATGGGAATACGATGAATTTATCTATGAAAAGAATGAATTTATTAAAGACTTATCTATACAAAATCAAGAGTTAGGAACTGGGATAACAAATGCTCAAATAGCATTGACAGAATTGTTTGAACAGTTGATTGGAGGTTGAAGATATGGTAAAAATATACGCAGATTTAATTAAAAAAGGGATAAAAACCATTGAACAAGTACCTGAAATAATTCGAACAGAGGTTGAAAAATTGTTACATGATAATGAAGAAATCTAAGTTATAACTTAATAGATCTGCACTTTCATTGGTGGAATTAATATTGTAACTATCAGCAAGCACTTCTGCTCTGGCGGTGAGTGCTTATTTTATTGTAAAGAAAGGTGGTGCGTATAATGGCACAAGAAAAATCAAATAGACGTGTTACTGCTACTGCACCGTCTAAAAATACAGCAATTCCAAAAATTAAACGTCTGCCAGATGAAGAACCTAATTTTTATAAATGTCCTACTTGTGGAGAAAAGTATCTAAAATTGGACGGGTTCCCAGCCTCCCAAAGTGAATTGTATGCGGGTTGGGACTATCACTTGCCAATTTGTCGTAAGTGTTTAGACCAACTTTTTAACCACTATACAGAGGTATATGGAAACGACGAAAATAAAGCCATTAGAAGGATATGTGAAAAATATGATATCTATTATTCTGTAAGTTTGCTTAATGCAAGTAGAAAAATCACAAAAAACAGATCAAGAATACATACATATATTTCCAAGGCTAATCTTACTCAATATGCAGGCAAGACATTTGATACAACTCTTGATGAAGAAAGAAATAATACTATATCATCTATTGAAGAATATACCGAAAAAAAAGCAAATGGTGAAGTTTCTATATCCAAAACCACACTTAAACGTTGGGGTATCGGGGTATTTGAAGATACGGATTATGCTGTGCTTGAAGAACATTACAAGATGCTAAAAGAGAATAATCCAAACGCTGATAATAATCAGGAAATATTTATTAAGTCATTGTGTCACTTGAATATGCTTATGATTAAAGCATTAAAAGACAAAGATTTAGATGGATACACAAAAGCGAATGGTGAATACGCTAAGACATTTACTAAGGCTGGACTTAAAACTGTAGAGGAAAAAGACGGTAGTTCTGATGAATGTTTAGGTGTCACATTAGCCGCTATTGCACAATTCACACCAGAGGAATATTACAAAAATAAAAGTATATATAACGACTTTGACGGAATCGGCGACTACTTTGATAGATTTGTAAAACGTCCTTTAAAGAATCTTATGTTTGGTTCTAATGAGAGGGATAAAGAATTTTGTGTTAAAGAAGATAGTGATATAGATGAGTAATTCGATAAATGACTGCGCCGACACCCGTCAAAAAGATTTATATAAAAAATTCCCTTCTACACACTTTTTAAGTAACCCAAATAATGTTCACCATGTTTTATTATGGAATACTTTATTTAAGCGTAATTTGAACAAGTTGGCAACTGACTATTTGGGGCTAAAATTACACTTTTATCAACAGATAATTCTATATTTTATGGGAATCTCTCAGCTTATCGCAATTATTGCCTCAAGAGCAGCGGCTAAATCTTTCATTATCGCATTATATGTTTGCTGTAGGGCGATAACAAGACCATATTCCCGTATTGTATTAGGTTCCGCAACAAGGGGACAGTCTAAGCTTATTATTTCAGAGAAAATTGTTAATGAACTAATGGAGATGTCTCCTGCTCTACGAAAAGAAATACGAAGTATAAAGGATAGCCAAAACGAATCTGTTGTATATTTTAAAAATGGTTCTACAATAAAAGTTTTTACTGCAAATAAATTCGCAAGAGGGCTTCGTTCACATTGTGCCGTTAGAGAAGAATGTATGCAAATCGACCAAGACGTTGATAATAGTGTAATTTCTCCATTCCAAACAATTAGACAAGCTCCATACATGTTAGAGTCTTGCTACTCTTCTCTCGAAGATTTAAAGGAAGATCCTCAAGATGTTTATATAAGTTCGTCATGGTTTGACTCACATTGGGTTTGGGATAAAATTGTAGACCCAAATTTTGAGGATATGTTAAATAATAAAAATGTTTGTATATTGGCATTTGACGAAAGTATTACTTTAAAGCATAATATTCGGACACAAAAACAAATGCAACAAGAAAAAAGAAAACAAGACCCGATTACTTTTGCAATAGAATTTCTTAATCTTAGACCTAAAGAAAATGCATCTGCGTTCTTTACATATAAAATGCTTATGGATAATCAGACTTTAAAACGGGTCTTTTATCCGAGGAACAATTCTGATGTAAGACTTGGTGTAAAAAATAAATTTTCGATACCAAAAGTAGATGGAGAAATTAGAGTTGTTTCTTGTGATTTTGCGTTTGTAAATGGAGAAAAAAACGATAATTCTGCCTATTGTTTAATCCGTGCTATTCCAGAGGCAAGAACATATGATAACGGTGGTTCTGATTTTGAGGTGAAGAATGGGTATCGAAGAGAATACTCATATGTAGATGCCCCTAAGGGTGGGGACATTATGCTTCAAACGATACGAATTAGACAATTATTTGATGACTTCGATGCTGACTATTTTGTCTTAGATGCGAGAAATGCAGGATCTCAAATTGTTCTTAATTTGGGTAAGGTATTATTTGATGAGGAAAGACAAAAGGAATATGGTCAAATTATGAAGTCCATGAATAATGAGACATATGCTAACGCTGTAAAAAATCCAAGTGCTAAAGAGTGTATATATGTTATAAATGCAACACAACAATTAAATAGTGACATGGCTACAGCATATAGATTAAATTTGTCTGAAGGTAAAATTAATTTTCTTGTCAGTCTTAATACCGCCCAAGAAGATATTTTATCTAATTTTAAAGAATATAAGAATGAATTAGACTTGGACAAACAGTTTGAGTTTGAAAAACCGTTTCTTGAGACACAAGCTTTGATAAATGAAACTGCTGAATTGGTATTTGAAAAGAACCCACAGACAGGAACCATCAAAGTACATGAGAAGGGGACTAATACAAAGGATAGATATGTTTCAGCTGCTATGGGTAGTTATTTCATAGACCAATTAGAATTAGAAATGTTAGGAAATACAAGCGACTATGATTTCGTTCCGCTATATAATTAGGAGGTGATACTAAAAATGTCAGAAACAACCAATGAACAAAGGAAACGGGGTAGACCCAAAGGATCTAAAAACAAAGTCTCCGTCTCTAATACAGAGACAGTAGAAATAAATTCAATCAACGAAGAGCCTACATTTTCATATGAATATAATTCTGCAATACCAGTATCACTTTTTTCTGGCGATATGGTTATCGACTGCCCAGTTGATTTAGATATGATTTCTGAATATAAATCAAAGCCAATGATATTTAATCAGCAGCTACGCCAGTTAGCATGGTGGGCATATCGGACAAACGGTACAATTTCTAGCGGAATAGATTATATGAGAACGATGCACACACTGGACAGGGTTGTGTACTCTACTACCAATAACACATCTGAAAGTTTTAAACGGAGAAAATTATCCAATAAGAAAAAATTTGAATCTACATTGTCAACAATCAAATATAAGAAATTCATACGTGATGCGTTATTAAAAGTTTTTAATGACGGCATCATATTTTATTATTTTGAAGTAACAAACTCTTCTGTTGACAATAAAAAGTATCTTTCTGATAATGAAGTATTAAATATCTTTGAGATAAACGAATTGGGTATAAATGCTTCTCTTATATCTCTACCCATTGACTATTGTAAAATAATCGGCAAAAAAAATGGTTCATATGTAATTGCTTTTGACCTAAGATATTTTACTCAATTCACCGAAGATAACTTGCTCAGAAAACTAAAAACGTTTCCGAAAGAAATCAGGGACGGGTGGCAAAGTTATGATAAAGGTAAGCAAATCTACCCGTGGATTGCATTGAGTAATAGTAATACCATTTGTCATAAGATTAAATCAGCAGATAGTGAGCCTTGGGGTGTACCAATGTCTATAGCGGCACTTGATGACATCATGTATGCAAACCACTTCATCAATACTAAGCGTGGTGTATTAGATGACTTGAATAATCAGGTATTCTATGAAACCTATCCAGAAGGCGAACGAAAAGGATCTAGTTCTTTAAGTCAAAGACAGCAAGAAGCTCAACATAACATGATAAAAGGAGCATTGTTTAACAATAACAATCGTTACGGGAAAGCTTTCTTCTCACTGGCTACTGGGACGAAGTTAGACCAGATTAAAGTCGACACAACTATATTTGATGAAAAGAATGAAACAAACGTTAAAAATAATGTTTCGCAAGATATTGGAATCGAAGCTTCGATTGTTGGTGGAAAATCTTCTGCCAATTTCGCAACAGCAACGTTAAATATTGAGTGCATAGCCTCGTCTATTTACTCCTACATTTCAGATGTCGTTGATGAACTGAATAAGGTTATAAACGAAAATATTATCAAAGACAGAACTTGCATAACAAAAATGTCTATTCTTCCTACCACCTTTGTAAACAGAGATAAGATGGTTAAATATATGAGTGATTTATTTGCAAGGGGAAAGGGAAGTTTACAGGCTTGGATATCTTCTACCGGTGTTGATCCAGAATGCTATGTTGCGTTAATGGAAGAAGAATTAGAAAATGACTGGGAAAACAAATTCCCCGTACATAAGACAAGTTTTACTCTAACATCTAAAGATTCTGAAATGAGTGATATTGACAAAAGCGGAGGTAGACCAGAGAACACATCTAGTAATAATGAAAATACAATCCAAAGTAAGACTAGCAATTCAAACGCTAATCCCAAACCTGGATTATAAGGAGGTGAATAATGGCAAAGTTTGAATTATCAAGCAAGAAACCCAAAAATGGCAAAAAATATTTTAGAGCTATACTTCATGAAATTTATCCAGATGATTGTATTATAAACGAAGCTGGTACTCTATTTAATGAAAATGGAATTACATATCTTGAAAAGTATACGCAAGCAAATTTAGATTCGATTAAGGATATGTCTATAACTTGTGAGTTCATAAACACTGAACGCACTGAAATATTGGGACATGGCATGACAGGTATTGAAGATGGCATCCCCATATTCGAGAATGCCACAATGATAGGTAATTTTACTAATGGGTATATAGATACTGTAGAAATAGATCATGAACAAAAGAAGGTCTGTGTAGGTGAGGGATATTTTGATTATATGCGATATAAGTCATTTATAGACATTCTCGAATCCAGATTAGAACATGGAGAACAGGTTGAAGGTAGCGTTGAGTTTACTCATCCAGAAAGTAAGAAAGATATTACTTATTTATATGGGTGGAAAGAAAGAGGACGTATACCAATTGACTATGACTACACCGGATATGCTCTCTTGGCAATCAGACCATCAGATAAAGTTGCCACATTAGTAGAAATAAATAACAAAGAAAATATTAAGGAGGATATTGTAATGGATGAAAAACAGATGGAGCAGCTTGTAACAAGTGTTAAATCTGCAATTGCTGAAACCAATTCTAAAAATTCTGAGTACGAGACAAAAATTGCTGAACTTAATACTGCTGTCGAGGAAAAAAACGCAAAGATTGAAGAAATGGACGGAAAGCAGAAAGAAGCAGAAGCAAACTCAGTAGAAAAGGATAAGGTAATTTCCGAATTAAATGAGACGATAGAAAAATTGAGTGTTGAATTAAACGAATGTAAAAAGGATAACGCAATTAACGAGTTGAATTCTAAGTTGGAGAAGTTTACCGATGACGAGCTAAAAGTTGCCGAGGCGGAAATTAATTCTTTTAAAGAAGACTTCAATAGCGTTTCTGTAGAATCAATTGTTACAAAAATTAATGCTGCTATTGGGGAAAAAACCAAAGAAACACAGATTGCAGAAATCAATGCTGCCAAAAACCAGTCTAAGGCAGATGATATCTTCGGTTTTGTTGATACCGTTGACTATAAAGAAGCGGTTGTTGATTTAAATAATATTTTTGAATAATAAGGAGGAACTTATAAAATGTTAAAATTTAGAGAAATTGGTACATACAAGACTGCACAGAATAATGGTTATACCACATGTGCTTCTAAATTAAAAAATGGTTATGGTGTTGTGGTCAACGAAGCAACAAAAATTTCAACTCTTCCAACGGCTGACACTGCAAAGGGGGATGTTTGGATTGTTATTAATAAAATTGACAAGCCAGAAATCCATGAATCAAATGACTATACTATTGAGGTGGGCGAAAATCCCAGACTGTTCAGGGTAAAGTCTTTAGATGGAAGAATTATTGATATGGATACTGACGCAGTGACAACCGCATATGCCAGTATAGCAGTGGGGGATAAACTTACTTTTGGTGTGGATGGTAAGTTAGTTAAAAATGCCACATTGACAGATTATTCAACATACTTCGAAGTAATTGAAAAGACTCAATTTGGAGGAGAAGGTATTGCAGTAAAGGTAGTTGTCGCTTAATTAAATCAAAACAATATTTATTAGACGCTGGGCTTCTGGCGTCTTTTTATTATGCAAAATTTAAGGAGGAATTTATTAAATGAATACATCTTTTGAACTTAACAATGCAAGAAGAGATGACATACAGGTCAAAGACAAGAAGGCTTTAAATAAGGTTGTTGAAATCTGCTCCGCTCTTTTCCACGGGGAAGATTTAACAAAATATGGGCAGGAAGTAGACAAAGTTGTTGCTAGATTAAAAAATCTCGGAGAACGAGCTGATAATGGCGACTGGAGAGCTAGAGCTGAAATTAACTCTTATGTGAAATTTATGGTGCAGCCTAAATTACTCGAATCAATGAAAGTATTCTCTTTCCTTGGTAATTATAAGGAAATTGGCTATGATCAGCAGGCTATTGTAAAAACTTACAACTATGAAGGTCTTGATGCTAGAGTACAGGCTTCTGGAGCTGACGTAAGTTTCGCCGGCAAGAATTGGGTTGAGTATCCAATTACTACAAAAACCATCTCTAGTGGTATGGTTATTGATTACAGAGAGCTGGCCTCTGGGAACTTTAGTGGGACTATCGCTGAAGAAACCGCCCAGGTTCAGGTTGATATGAATAACAAAGCAGTTGGGTATGTTCTTGGTATTCTGAATAAGGCAGTAAAGGAAAATACAAAGTATGTGAAATTTTATTCTGAGTATGACACCATTCCAACTCAGACGGGAGTCGACGCAATGATTGCACACATTCGCAAGATGGGTAAAGTTGGAATCTCTGGTGATTTCTCTGTTCTTTCTACTATCTGCGATTGGAACGGATATAAAACCGTAGGCGATACTACTCTTCCATTCTATACAGCAGAGCAGGTAAACGAAATTGCTAAAGCCGGGTTAAACGGTTTCTATAAGGGTGCATCTCTAATTGAATTAGAGAATCCATACAATTATACGAAGCCACTTGCTGACAAGTCTGCTTTTGAAACATACTATGACTCAGATAAACTGTACTTTACTGCACAGGGGACTAACTCTCCACTTAATATTTTCAGACGTGGAGGTATTACTACTATGTCCGGAAATGATGTTGAAACAGGTGTAATTAAGACCCGTTTCGATATTGAAGTTGGTGCAGATGTTGTCAAAGGTAGAGAATTTGAGATTGGTATGATTGCTAAGAAAACTGTATAAACAATAAAGATTTATAAGGAGGGGCGTTTGCCTCTCCTTTTCTATAATATTTTAAAAGGAGAGATACAAATGGCTCAGGTTAAATTAACCGATAGGGTTAGCATTGATAATTTACGGAACTGGAATCTTGATTTCAGAGCCACAGAAGCAAATAGAGATATATCTATTCCAGCAAGCGTTAAAGGATATAAGCAGTTAACCGTTGCCGAAGTTGATGGGCAGGTAAAAATGGGAAATCTTTTCTTTGTTGGGAAGGACGGACTGGGTAATAATGCAGATATTAAAATTAATGATCCTGCCGTTGTAAAATTTGTGTTTGGTGAGGGAACAGATGATGAAGTCCCATCTGAAACACTACTTACTCTAGATTCTATGAAAGAACTTTTAAAGACTTCTCCGAAGGCAAAGTTTGAAGAAGAATTAAATAGATTAGTGACAACGGAAGCTGAAAAGAAAACCGTTATTGGATTAGCAAAAGAAGCTGGAATTGAAGAAGTAGAGGGATACAAAAAGACGGCAATTGAGAAGATTTCTGGCTTTAAATTTGAATAATGAAGGGAGTGGTTGGAATGACAAATACAACCTATACAGATATCTTATCTTCATTCCAATCTTTACCTCAATCAAAATATTTACTGCCAGACGGATTGATGAAGCAGTGGTTTTTAGATGCTTTAGGTGAATATGAATTGGAAGTTGATGAATTGGTTTATGATGATGAATTAGAAATATTTAATTCTAAATTGGCACGTTATCAAATAAAGACCATTGCATTGATAATGTATACATATTATCTAACAAGGGAATTAAGTCGTGCAGAAAAACTTTCTGGAATTAATGGTAAAGATTTATCTATCACTGGTGGTGACGAATCTAAGAGAATTACAAAGGCAGATTTAGAACTACAAATGGCTAAAGCTAAAGACATGTTAGATAAACAAATGCAGCGGTGTCACGGTTAGGAGGTTTTGTATGCAAGAATGGATGTTAATGAGTGCAAAACCTGTGTATAATAGTGGATATGAACAAGATGAGTTTTCCGCTTATGCCACAGATTCGTTTCAGGAAATATTAGATACCTCTCCGGTAGTAGATCATGTAATTCTATATAACCATGATATGTCTGAAAGCAAAAATTTAGATTGTATAATTCAAGGTAACGTATCGGATACAAAATTGAAATCTTTGGAGCGTACTATTTTATGTCCTATTGGAACATTAATGGCTGGTATGTATGTTTTCTTTGAAAACTCCTACTGGTTGGTTAATGGCCGGCCTGGAACAAATAAAATTTATGAAAAAGCGACATTGGTACTATGCACCTATCTTTTAAAATGGCAAAATACAAGTGGAGATTTTCTTGAACGTTGGGTGAATATCGTTACATCGTCAAAGTACGGAATAGGTGAATCAAATTCCAAAGTAATTGTAACATCGGAAAACAACTACATTATCCAAATACCATATGATGAGGAAACAATTAATTTAGAAGGTAAACGTGTATTTATTGATAAACGAAAGTCACCTGAAAAGGTGTTCAAGATAACTCGTGACGACGATGTCCTATATGATTTTGGGGATGGTTATGGTAGTTTATTGAACTTTATATGTGACAAAACGGAATTCAATAAAGAAACAGATAATCAAGAACTGAGAATCTGTGACTACTTCTCTCCCACTACCCCACCAGATCCAGACCCACCCGATGAAACAGCGAATTTATTTGC